TTCAGTTTCAAAATTCATAGCATTCATTGCTGTTAATTCGTTATAGTCAGCAGGGTTGTTAAAATATTTCACATGCATACGTGTCATTCTATGGGCACGTTTGTTATCATCAATAACTTGTATACGATGATATTGCACAAATTTTTGAACATTTTCCTGACTCATTTTATTCCTGCCTCTGCACATATTTCTTTTACTAATGCAGTATCAGCTGGCAGTTCACGGAACCTACGTAACCAGTAGGGCACATCAAAGGATGCTGCTATCATTTCCAATTGTTCATCGCTCATGCCACGCACCATAGATTGACCCGACGTGCTATTTAAAATAACCCAAGGGCTAATTTTTCCATTTTGTATATCATATACAGCCTTACTCAAACTTACCTGTGAAAAGTATTGTGAAAACTCTTGTCCATGTTCATCTCCCCATTCCATCATAGTTTTTAAAGTGCGTTGTACTGCGCTTTCAACTGGTTCGACTTTGATCATGTCAAGTAGGTAACGCTCATACAACTCATCTTTGCACCAGTGATCCAGCTTAACTCCACTCTTAATCACATAATCAATAAACTTATCAGGGTATAATGGATTTATATTATTAACAAATCCGCCAAACTTTACAAAGGCATTGTAGTAACTGCTGTCGGCAAAGTTGTCATAGGATTTAGGTTTTTTATTATTTTGAGTTAATTGCCAAAAGCGATTGAATGCCATAAAGCCTGCTTGAACACGCTTCTCATCTCGTTGTAGGGCACGACGTTTACGTTCGCACATATGCGCTACTAGAGTTTTATTTTTCATAAAACTCTTACCGCAATGTACGCAAGTATAAGGTTGTTCCACTAACGCTATCATTCGTAGTCTTTCCGTTGTTTTTTATCAAACCCCATTTTATCAAAGAGTTCTTCTCGATCTTTTTTATCCATCATGGATGCCCAAATTTTAATATCTCCCATCTTCATTGCTGGATATAGTTCGCATAATAATTTTTCAATCTTATTAGCTGATTCTTTTCCGGGTCCTTTAAGATACGGATGATATACGTTGTCACCAGTTCCTACACTAGCACATAATTTCCAAAGCAATTCCTTATGTTCTTTACTTAACAACCAATGATTCTTGTTTACTCTTTCATTAGTCTGTTCTATAAAATGTTCTTGCAAACTACGACCCTTGGCATTTGATATGTATCTCATCAATACATACGGGCTAAAACCTTTTAACTCATCATCGGTTAATGTTTTATAAAACCCATAGTCTCTACGATTAACCGCATCAAGAGTTTTGGTTAAATCAAGTTTTGGTTCAGCTTTGGGTTTAACTTTTTTTGCGGTTGCCATATCTTTTCTCGTAATCTGCTGTTAGGTAATATGTTATTTTAACACGATCTAATGCCGCTTGTAAAGCAGGATCAGTCTTTGCTGCACGATGGATATCTCCCCATAGTTTACTTTCCATTATATCCGCATGAAGATTACGAGGTGGCCTACTATAACATCCGGGTATAATGTCCACAACTTACCAACACTTAGTATAATCTACAAGTTCATTTTGACGGCTTACTTCTTTGACAAAATACGCACATCGTGGATTATCGCCAGCCTCTAATGGTGTACATAGCAAATGGCCAGGACGCATTTTTGGAAAGTACCATTTGACATCTTGGTAAACATCGATAATATCAATGTCTAAAAACTCTGGACGGAAACTGCTGCGTGGGTTAAAACAAAACGTTCTAAAACCTCTGTCGTTCAAACTGGTCAGTGGTAGTATTTCCATATCAGGACCTTCAGGGTCACCCACAATGGTACACCAATCTAAAGGCATGGTAAGCTCATGTGGTCCTATTTTTAGGACCACTGCTGGTCCTGTAAAACTTTCTAAAAATATTAAAGGAATAAAAAAGTGATCTGGATTAGAACTATCACTGTTATCTAGTATGGCAAACCGTAAATCGTCATCGATCTCGCTGGGAAGGTCATTCAAGAACATGGTCTTGTTATCTAAAGTTAAAATCTGCATTATTGGTATTTGACCTTTTCAATTGTAAATGGATATTTGGCTTCTTTATAGAAGCGCTTTCTTTCGGTTAAGTGTCTTTTTGCGTATTTGCTAGCGGCTGTCATGTCCCAGATTTGGACGAAGTCCTTGTCGTCAGCTTTTCTAATGCCGCGCCCAATTGATTGTATAACTCGGACAAAGCTCTTTCCGGGCTCCAAAAGAACCAGATTAAAAATCCTAGGAATATTAATACCCACAGCGGCCACACCAAAAGTCGCCACAATAATCTTGTTATCACTTGTTCTAATTTCATCGTACTCTTCTTTTCTATCTTTAGTTTTAACTTGACCTGAAACAAACACCGCTTCTGGTATTTGTTCAATAATAAATTTACCTGAGTCAATTCTATTCACTAAGACTAAGGTATTTCCCGATGCTGCAATATTGCGAATCATGTTACTGATATATTTCATCCTTGTGCTATCAGTAACTAGATATTTTAATTCTTCAGCATAGCTGCCAAACTCTTTCCATTCACCAGTCTGTACAATGTTAACATGACAGTTACTCAATACTCCTGATTCTTGTAAAGTGTGGGCAGCAACTCTATTAACCACTTCACCTAAACTTGCACGAATACTTTGAAACTCATGTTCGGCTTTGGGTATAGTGCCCGTTAGCCCCCAACGTATTGGAGTTTTAGATAAGTTGCGAGTCAGTAGATTTTTTAATACATCAGCCTTGGCCATATGTACTTCATCTACCATAACGCATTGCACATTATCTAATAACATTTCTAATCTAGCACATGCAGCTTCATCCCAATTTTTAGAATTTTTATCTAAAATATTTAAACTTTGCCAAGTGCAGATTGTATGTGTTTTGTTTAGATCTTTTCTATCTCCGTAATAAACACCTACATCTAATTTACAGTTAACAAAATCTTCCTCAGTTTGTTCAACAAGACTTTTATTGGGAACAATGGTTATAGTGCGTCCATACTTTTCACATATCTTTGATAGTGTAGCTGTGGTGATAGTTTTACCAAATCCTGTAGCAATTTCTTGAATACATTGCGGGTTTTCTAAAAATTTATTAATGACATCTACTTGATCGTCACGTAGTCTAATCTTTTCTCCAGCAAACCTATGCCCTTCTGGCCATGTTTGATCTCCCCAAAAGTCTTCAAAGATTTCAGAAAATTCTAAAGGTTCACTGGTTCTATGGTCTTCTACTTCAATATAAAAATTCTTACTTTCCAAATATTCTAATACTGGACCTAGCATACTCATGTAGGTAGTTCCGCCTAGCCCAAAAAAGCTAATGCTGCCATCCCATCGCCCTAGTTTGTAGCTAGGCCTAAAGCGAGCAGATGGGTCTTCGTATTTGAATTTTTTGACCAAAGCCTTACGAGTATCCAAGTCTAAATTTTCAATTTTAACATTGACTTCATCTTTAATAACAACTTTACAACTTGGCAAAACTTAATCCTTACTGTTTTTTTCTAATTCAAAATACACAACATTTTGATGGTTCTTTGAGTATTCTTTTAATGTATAGTGAGCATTGTTAAATCCCACATTCACTACACTGTTAAATTTTATATTAGATTCAATTAACGGTTTTGGCAATTTACCACTTACAAACACCGCTTGTGTATCTGTACAAATTGTGTTATTTAATTGATGATTTTTAACAAAATCATTAAAATCTTTACCAGTTTCGTTGCTTAATCTGAACAAAACACTCATGTTTTTATTCAATATACCTATGTCACTGAGTATTGTATATATTTGTTGTATTTTTCTAAATTCACTGCCACCTGGAATAATAAACAGTATTGGACCCAAAAATTTTGAAATATTTTTTAAACAGGTTATTCCTGCCCAATCAGCATCTAATCGAGTTGTTTCTGTAAATCCTGTATTTAAAAATTTCCTAGTAGCAGGGTCAATAGTATCTACAAATTGATTAATTTCATCATCCCACATGGTAACACCATACTGCCTAGCTTTGAAAACAGCTTCTAATAAATCATTGGGATCAATCTCAGGCATATTTTTAGTGGCGTTTATTATTTTTGTAACGCCATTATCAACAACTAGCATAGGGATATGATTGTCCATATCTTCTATAATTTTTTCTAATTGATCAGAATAGTTTTGAAATTCTTCGTCAAAATTAGCGTCAGTATTTTTAAACAAGTCTGCTACAAATTTAATATTTGGCTCATTTAAATGGAATACCCATGCTGTCTTTTCCTTATCCCATGTGACTAGATTGTCGTAATTTTGATTTTTAAATTTCCTAATCTCTGCAATTATAGTTTCATCAAAGGGAAATCGTGCTTCAATTACACGTTCAAAAAATTCATTTTCAACAATATTGACGCTTCTAGTATTCACAGTTTTTCTAATAGTATATTTAAATTTAGGTGTTGCTAAAAAAGAAGTTACGTCTTTACCTGCAATCCTTGATAGTGCTGCTGCATATCTATTACTGATCCTTATAGCCAATACTGACTGTTTTTCAGTAAATCCATTCATACTGAGAATTTGAAAGTAAAAACTATTAACCACATTACTATCGTAGGCGTTTAACGGCACACGATTGTGGATTAGAGATGTGATGAAATCTTCAATATACATAGTAACATTATACACTCATAATGAGATATCTTCAAGACCCGCAGCCCTTAATTTGATAATATTACTCAATTGCCATTGTTTGATATCTAAGGCTTTAATAATGCCTAGCCATTGATTTCTCAACATGGCAAATTCGTTGATAACTTTTTCCATATCTACAACATCAGGTTCACCTTCGGCAAACTTTTCACAGTCTCTGCTGCTTAGAGCACGTTGATAATTTTCTAGATATTTTCTAAAAGTTTTGGATTTAATCCGACGTAGTTCAATGTTGAGGTATTCCAGTACAGCTTCAATTTCTTGAAGCTGATTAAATCTCTGTTCAACAATTCCAGGCAAGGCGGCAGAAGCTTTTTCCACACTACCGTGGATTTTAACTTCTCGCCGCGCAAGTTCTATCTCATTGTAATAATGATCTAGACAATCTGGAAGGTGTGCTATGTCTTTGCTGACTTTAGCATACCAGGACATTGTTAGTCCTCGTCTTCGTAGTAATCGAGATCGTCATCTTCAACACCGTCTTCAGCGTCTTCATCGATAACCAATTCAATTGCCTCATCCAATGCTGCATCATATCCCACTAATGATTTTAGTACATCAGTTTCTACGTCTTTACCTAATAGAAAATCTACAAAATGATTTGCAGCAGTTTCCTTATTTTTCTCAGAGATATATTCTTTGAACACATCCCAGATTTCAATGATTAGATCTTCTTCCATTATGCTTCCTCTGTTTCGTCTATAGTTATTGGCTGTGTTGTTTCCACCCATTCAGCCATAATTGTAGTTAGTCCATCTTTGTCATTACTGTTCCATGCTTTACGGAATTGTTTGATGATCTCGCCATCTTTAGTTGTATAAACAAGACTGTTGCCTTCTTTCTTCAACTTGCCTTTGGCTTCAAACAAATCAACTAAACCACTAAATGGACTCATACCGGTTGAGTATGGAATCTCAACTTGAACACTTTCAAAAGGTTTAGAGTAGCGTGTTTTCATAATCTTACAGGCTGAACGAATACCATTTACGGTGGTAGTTTTATTACCATCTTCGTCAGTTTTTAATTTCAATTTACGCATAGCAACTACAATAGAGCTTGCATAGATAAAACCTTGACCACCTGAGATCTTGTCATCTGGGTCAAACATGTCCTGACTTGCGTATGTGTGATTAGTACAAACCATACCAACATTCCACGAGCCAAACATATTAACACAGTTACGAACAAGTGATGTAAGTGCTTTAGGCTTACGACCCATATCACCCTTCATCTCACCTGCTTCGAACTGATTAACGTCAGTTGGAGTCAACAACATACCCAAACTATCAATCACAAACATTACCTTAGGACGTGACTCCTCGGGCATAACTTTGTATTCTTTCATGAATTCAGAAATAGTCTTTGCTACATCATCAATCATGGCCATGTTAAGTTTAAGCAGTTTATCTTCACTGGTATCAACACCAAGATCCAACAACCATTTTTCATCAAGAGCATTTTCACTATCAACTAGAATAACAAAGATGCCTTGTTCTTGTGCGTGACGAATAATGTTACCAGAACAGATGTAACTCTTTCCAGCACCACTTTCACCCGCAAATACAGTAACCTTACCCAAAGGAACTCCGCGATTGAAGTCGCCTGAGATAAGATAATTTAGTGCATAGTTTCCGGTAGAAATCCAATCAGTTGGATCATTAAATCCGATACCAAGCCCGTCAATGGACTTAGTAATAGACTTCCGGAACTTGCTTATATCAAAAGCCTTTCCCATTGTCTATCTCCTAATTATTGAGTTTGCTGACGTTTGCGAATCATTGCAATAATGTCTGCTGCACGTGAACCTGCTTCGCCTGCTGGCTTAGCTTCTTCCCGTGCAACCACTTTAGCGGGAGTTGCTGCCGCAGGTTCAAAAGGGACGTCGTCATCCTCAATTGGTGCTGCTGCTGGTGCAGGACGAGCTACTGGTGCTGCTGCCGCTTCGTTACGTGCTTGGAAGTTACCCTTCATACCATCTGGTTTGTAGTATTGTCCCCAGCGATCCATATCAAATGCTTCGCCATCAACGCTGGCTGTAAACATTTCTTTAATGGCATTTAGCTCCGCATCGTTAGGCTTCTTAGGAAGAAACGATTTCAAATCAAACAGACCATATTGCTTAATAGCTGCCAATTCTTCTGTGCTCAATGCACGTTCACGACGTGACCAGCTAGATGTTGTATAGTCAGCATAACCGCCTTTACTTGTCTTAGCAATCTTGAAGTCTAAGCCACGAACAAAGTCAGTGGGCATTTCTTCAATCTCATTATCCATTAGCGCATTCTTAACAATGTTAAAAATTTGGCTGCTCATGATGAAGCGACGGATTGGATTTTCAGGAACTTTATCTTCCTGCATTTGTGAGTTAATTACCATTCCTTGGAACAAGTAACTTTTCTTTTTCCAGTATTTACGACCCATGTCTTCCAAAGATTTGTCTTTGAACCAAGGACGTACTTCTGTTAGTACTGGACATTGCTCTCCCCACATTTCCATACAAGGAACTTGTACAGTAACAGGCTTGCTGTTAGTGTCACCTTTGACTCCAGCGAATGGCAATTTGATCATTGCACGTTCGATCCAGAAAAAAGTGTTGTTGGTGTCTGCGTCTGGAAGGAAACGAACTGTTGCTGTTTGTCCCTCTGCAATGTTCCAATGGGCAAATATGCCATTGTCTCCACCGCCTGTGCCAGTATTTTGTTGTGATGAAGCTTGAAGCTTCGCGCGAATTTCTGCTAAAGTTGCCATAATGTTTTTCCTTAATAAATGTAATATTATGCCTCTTCTTTAAAGCCAACTGACTAAAAAGAAAAATGTGTGCATACGGTTAAGTATACACACATCTATTTATACATGCAACCTAAAAGGGTGCAAATATTGAGTTAAAATTGCCAATTATTTTTTAAAGTTGGAAAGCCTTAAAATGGTTTCCAATTCAGCATTTTCTTGTTGTTGCTGGCGATGCTGATGCTTTTGACCTACACCAATTTTGGCTGCGTGTGCATCTAACCCTTTCTGAGTTGTTCTACTTTGGTTACGTTCGTTATCTAAATCCTGAGTAGTCAAAGGTGCCTTGCCTTGTTCCTTACGTTTCCACGCTGGAATCTCGCTGGGCTTAGGACCGTCTTCAGATTGTCCCATGCCTTCTACTTTGGCGCCCATATGACGCATGATTTCTTTCATACGTGCCAATCCATCATCGCCTACTGGGCCATGATCTCGTTCTGCGCTAAGTTTTTCCATAAATTGTAATGCTAGTTGTTCAGACATTTCGCCTGCTTCCTCTCCAAATTTTTCAGAAATTTCTTTCTTAACTTCTAATGCAATATTTGTTTCGCCGTTAAATGCACCAAGTTGCTTGTTGTCTTTGTTAAAACGTCCACTAACTATTTTAGCAATTTCTTCAAACATGGTACCTTGTGGTTCTTCTGTTTCTTCGCCTGCACCTTCTTCACCCTGTTCAGGAGGAGTTGCTGCTGGATCTGCAGGTACTGCTGCTGGTTCTTGTTCAGGAGGTTGTTCAGCATCTGTCATCCCAATACGTTGCATTAGTTCTGGATAGTTTTTATCATCTACTGCCCAAGATTTTAACACTTGGAATGGGTCTGCATTTTCATCACCGCTTGCAGCATCTTTTAATTTAGTCTGAAGATCCATGCTGTCTAAACCATATTCACTAAAGAACATGATAGCTTCGCTACCATCTTGACCTAATTTTAATTCTGGCTTGCCACTATCACCTGTAGGTAATTTGGCAATAGCATCAGCTAGTTGTCCAACTTGATCATCAGTGATCTCGCCGCTTTCAGTGGCTGTGGCCCATTCCTCGAAAGCGTCAATGCTTTCTGCTGGAGACATTCCACGCTGTGCTAGTGCTCGAGCAGAGTCCATGCCTGTACGATTTGGATTGTTTGGTTTGCTGAAATTAGAAGGTTCGTTAACTGGTTTTCCGTGCTCAATTTTACCAATATTCCCAGGAGTACCTACAGAGTATGTTTCTGGATCAGGAGTTTCGGAATCAATCCATGCTTGTGCTTCTTGCTCGCTAGCAAACGGTCCCTTGTATGGATACGAATCACCAGTATTAGTATGCATTACATAATAAGCACCATCATCTTCCCAAGGTGCTGCACCTTGTTGTGGCATTGGACGGTTTTGATTAAATCTAGGATTACCTCCTAAACTTTGAAGAGCAGTGGCTTCATCTATATCTTGCTCTGATACATATTCTTCAAGGTCAACGGTATTTGCTTCGCCCATAATTCTATGTAGTAATGGGAAGTATCCTGCTAATTCTTCTTGGAAACTAGTTTGTGTAAATTTACTCTTATAGTCTTCCATTGTGACAGCATCTAATTCAGTTACTGCTGCATCTTGTGGCTCTTGGAATTCTGACATCCATTGTTGATAATGATGACGCTTGCTTAACATGCCCACACGATTTTTTAGTTCTGACAAATGTGCCATTGCACGTTCAGAGATGTGATGTGCATCAGGATGCATCTGTGCTGCATTTACTTTGCGATGAAATTCACCTAATTTGGCAATTTGCTCGCTCATGTCGATGATAGCCTTGCCTGCTGGATCATGAGGAGTACCGCCATGGTCCACGTGTTGTGCCATGGCAAACGCACCTGCTGGATGAATAAATGGATACTTGAATCTTTCGCCGTCACAATTTTGAATAAAAATTGCTTTGATATTTTTACGCTGACTACGTGCGCCTGCGTATGTTTCGTCTACTGGACTTGCGTGACGTACAATAACTTCAGTCTTGCCTTGAACAGCGCGGCTAGTTTTGCGTGAGCTTTTTTCGCTCCAACGGGATTCGTTCATAGTAGTGGTCATGTCTGGTTCTTCCTTAGGGCCTTGTGTTGCGGCCAGATGTTGAAAATCGTTTTTATCGAGATTCGTTTTAGTTATGTCTCTAGTGTCAAATCGAAGTTTTCTGCGCATGGCGAAAAATCTCATTTCACGTAAGAAACTATACCATTGTTTCTTAACAGGGTCATCTTGATTTTCAGTAATACCCTGACTGTAATATACTTTTAAGCTGCCTAGATCACCCAAGCTAATGCTAACTCGTCCTAAATTGCTGCCTTCTATGATAAAATCAAAATCAAAGTAGTAGGCGTTTGAAGGATCAATTGTAACGCCGCCGGCGTCATCGCCCATTTCTAAATTTGAAAAGCGACTTCTAATCTTGTCGAAAAGATCTTGGGAGATAATTTTAATAGCGTCCATACTGTATTTAGTTAATCTAGTTTATTAAAAGGGCGTACTGATGTATATAGGCATGGGTAAATCATGGTCTTCTAACCCTTCTTGATCCCGCATTTTATCGTAAACTGTAGGATCCCATTCCTGTAAAGTCATGATCATCCTTACGGCCAACAGCATAGATGATACTAGATCATCATGATGACCAGCTTTGGCTTTGAAAGTAACACCTTCACCTACATAAGTTTTTAACTCGCTGATGAAAGGCTTGCTGCGTATTTTAAGTTTTTTAGTTTCAATCATCTGCTTTAATTTGGAGCAGGCTGCAATTTTACTATTATGAGTAGTATTAAATCCTTTACGGAATCTCCTAACATGTCCGCGTTTAACTGGTTCGCTTAAAAACAAGCCAGCAAATGATTCTTCACCCAATGCCTCAATAGCAATCAATGCACTTTCTCCCAGCGTATTATTTTCTACACTGTAATAAATGCTGGATGTTACACCCGCCGCTTGGCATTTTTCTTCAATATGATTTGCTATATCTCTTAATATTCTAACCTGAGATTGCACGGGAGTTAGATTGTGATGCCACTCCGCTACCTGATCCATGCTAGGAACTTCTATTACTTCGATAGCAGCATTATCTCCACCAGTTCCTAGGCTAGGATCCAAGCTGATAATGTATGTGCTTGTGGGATTAATCTTTTTATACCAACGTGCCTGACCCATTTTCATAGTGGGCTCTTGTCCCTCTAAGGCGATTAAACATGATGCGCTGATTAATGTTTCGTCAAAGATTAGGAATTTGCATTCGTGCTCACGATTGAACCGATCGTCACCTAACTGACTGCGCATTTCCCCAGCCCATTTTTCATCACGGTCTGGATGCTGACTCCATATGGCCATGTAAGGATAGTAACCGTTTTTTCCCAGCTTGGTGGTATTACCATATTCATCAGTGCGTTTGTTAGCTTCATTCCAGATCTGCGCAAACTGGTCCTCGTCACTGTTTGGCGTGCTGGTAATAATGGCTTTACCACCAGTTGCCAGTGTTGGTGCAATGGATGTCCAAAACTCTACGGCAATATTAGGTTCAACATAGGCAAACTCGTCGCAGTATAGCAATGATACAGACATACCACGACCCGTTGTTTCTGTTGTTGTTTGTGCCACAATACGTGAACCATTTTCAAATTCAATGCTTTGTTTGTTATAGTTAATAACACCTGCTCGTATCCAGTCTGGGCAAGTCTCATACGCATACCTTAAACGTTGCATAATTTCCTGTGCGCCAGTGTACTTGTGGGCACAAATAAGAATTGTGCTGTCGGGCATAAACATTGCATACCATAACAAGTATCCTACGGCAGTGGTAGTCTTACCCATCTGCCTACCTAACATATTAACACTAAATCTATTGGTGTGATAGCTGTGTAATAGTTCTTCTTGATATGTGTATGCGTCGTACTTGATTCTACCTAGCGTAGCGTGCTGTATAAAGAAAAAGTTCTTTAAAAAATATTCAGGACCTGTTACAGGATCTTGACATTTCAATAGATCCTCAATGTCTTTTTCAGTCCACTTTTGAGTGGTATTTGCTTTCTTTATTAGAACGCCGTCGAGATTTTTGTTTGCCATGCTGTTATTTAATGAAAAAAATAGCCTCCGAAGAGGCTATTTGGATTATACCTTAACGTTTTTATTTTTTGTATTTGTTGTACTTGTCTCTTACTTTATCTAAATCTTTGCCTTCTGCCTCTGCGTCACGTAACGCCTGCATACCATCTTTACCGTATTTCATTATGCCTTTGGCTGCACGACTCATGGTCTTTCCTTCGCCTTCTTCCATACTACCACTACTATTGCGGTACGGGTCCGGAGCAGCCTGTGCTCGAGTTTTGATACTGCCCATCTGACCAGTTGCATTTGGTCCGGTTGCGTCGTTTTTTCGTATTCTATTTGTTTGTTTATCTTGGTTGCCTAAGTATTTCAATCTAGCATCGTTTGCAGAACCGTATTCTGAATCACCATATTTTTGTTTAGCTGCGTCATAGTTTGCCTGTCTCTTATTAAAAGATCGATTTGCTAATTGATCACTGATCTCATCTAATTGAGTCTCTGCAACAAACTTCTTGTAATCATCCATCAATGATTCAAATGTAGCAACTGGTTGTGTGCGTACACGTGGACGGGAATCGTGATCTTTTGGAACATCACCACCACCTGCTGGATTTTTGTCCATATCGCCATGAGCTGCAAATGCTCCGTAACCTTCAGTTTCAGGATTTGGAGAATTATCGTAACTTTCGTCAGTTTCTTCTTCGTCGTCTTTTTCTTTCTCATGATCATCCATATCGTGATCGCCGTCATTGTCAAAGTCGCCGTGTGCTTTGCTCACATCATCGCCACCTTCATCATCCATTGGATTTAATTTGTCAATCATAGAACGCATTGCATCGCCGCCGCTCATTGGCTCAACTTTTATTTCTGGCTCAGCAGTCATGATTTCAACGCCAGGTTCAGCGCCCATCTGGCCTGGAGAATCTTTCTTTCCGCCTGACATTTGCATAATAGTGGCCAACATATGTGCCAGTTCGTCGCCGCTGCCAGCTGTGATATTCATGCTAGCAGGAGTGCTTGGCTTTTCCATACCACCCATGCTGTCCATCATGCCCATTGGGCCGCATTCTTTTATACCAGCGCTTTCTTTAATAACATTGTTGTTTGTTGAATCAAGTTCGGCCAAACGCTTCATTACGTCGATCATTTGCATAATTTTATTTCCTTAGGTCTTGTGACTGAAACTTTAAAATTTCTGTTTTAGTTCCATCAGTGTCAGTATTATAAACAGCGGCGGCAGTTTCTGGTATGATTTCGCCGCGCTCTTTACGCTGCAATTTTAAGATATCGTTGAGTTCTTTGACAAACCCACTATTGTATTTTGAACCATAGTAGTCATCAAAATTTGCGTTTGGTGCTTCTTTGTATTCACTATCAGTTAGTAGTGCGCCTTCGCGTTTGGGTTCTTCACGCTGGTATTCTTCGCTAGGCATACCAGGAGTTACTACAGCTAACATGGATGCATTAACTGCTAATCCTGCGCCTAAATATTCTTTTAATTCTTGTGGGGTGGTTGGGTAGTTTACTGTAACTTCAAAAATAGAAACTTCGCAGTTTTTAATTTGTGGAAAGTCTAGAGGAAACTTTTGCACCGGCGTCACACTTAACTTTTTAAAGTCATCTACTTGAAATTTCTCAAGCATGGTCTTTAACTTAGTTTCTTGATCAGCAGAGAAATCACCCGCCACTTTGACACGAAAATTATATTTTTTGTCAGCAATGGATTCTGATAGATATTCTTTAAAATTTTTCATGATACTTTATTTATCCAATTTCTTTAATCTTTCTAGGATACTATTGCGATCTGTTAGGATGTATCCCTGTCCTTCCACGGTATTACCACTCTCTTGGTTACCGCCCTTCTTATCAATTGCCAGCTTTTTCAGTTGCAAATCAACCATCTTTAGCTTCTTATCAATCTTGTTAGTCTTAGCAGTAATAGCGGCTGTCATCATTTGTGCGGCAATTTCAAACATTCTAGCACCATATTTTGGCTCAACATTCATACCTAGATCCATTAAATCATCATAGGCTTGTTCAGCTTTACTAGCTAATCCGTCCAGTTCCTGGTCGCTCATATCGCCCAGCCCCTTTACTCTGGGCAATGCCGCTGCAATTTTATCAAATTCTTCTAACTGATCTTGTAGATCAATCACTGGTGTGGAGGAAGTTTCTTCAACTTCAGGAATTACTAAAGGTTCTTTAGTGTCAGGGAGGTCAAAAATTTCATTAAGTCGTTTAGTCATAAACTTACTTATTTCTTTCTTTTGGGATTGTAGTATATATCGGTTTCATTTATGATACGAAATTTAATACCTTTTTCCCCGCACCAAGCACTGGCAGCTTGCCACTTGGCCATGTTCTTAACATACTGAGCTTGATTGTAGGGATTCTTTCCTACCTTTTCCACTAGCGTTTGATTAGCAGGTTTGATCTCAATCATTTCTACTAATTCTCGTCGGGCCTTGTCAACGTATGTGATTAAAAAGTCTGGAATATAAACAGTTTGTTTACCAGTTAGCGGATCCTTGTAGGGAATTTTTACAGGCTCGCTGGACCACTTAGTAACACTTTCATTAGTGTCACAAAAATTCATAAAGGTAAATTCCCAACTACTTCTAAATCTAGGTTCACCTAGACCGACATACTTGTCAGGGTTTTTTATATTGTATATGCCTTGGCTAAATTTTAAACTCATGCTATTATGTTTCTTGCTACTACATCTCTAGGCCTAAAAGTTAATGAAAATCCTAAAAAACTTGTCTTGTATCTGTTAAAATTTAATAGTGTAGTTACAAATGCACTGACTTCAACTGCTTGATAACCACCTAACGTGTCCAGTATTGACATGGGATTTAGTTTATCTTTTTTTGCCTGTGTCATAATAATTACAGATATAGTTTGTGCCGAAGTTTCTTCAAACCCGCGCGATGTAAAAAATCCAGTTAATGCATTTAATGTGCCTGAATGTAACTCTATGGGACTGGCATAATAGTTATTAAATGCCTGAACTGTTGGATCAGACGAACTAATATTAGCATAGGGAATGTTAGTCAATGAAGTGGTCATGATTATTTGTTTATTTTAATTTTAAGAATATGCCGGATAACGCCTGGATTTATTGGAATTGGAAAATTACCTGGAGTATTATTCCATTGTTGTATATAACGTACTGCATCTTCTGGAGTTTTAATAGAAGGATTGGTTTTTTGAAAATATTTAAATATTGTAATTGCTTGTCCATCAAGTTTTGCGTTATTTTGGGCAATTTGTGCCTCAAGAGCCGCTTGGCCTGCTGTCCGTTGCGCCACTTCTTTAGCGCTAGGTTTGTAGTCTGGGGGTTTACCTTCTGTAATAATAACGTTAGTTTCATTGTTAATTGGATCGTACGTAACAGCGGCTGATGTTTTTGTTACTGGTGCAGACGTTTGTCCCTGGTCATTGAAACTGTTTCTTATATTGGTATTCTTTTGTAATTGTGCATTAATATTATTTTGATATTCAATCACACTAGTTAGGGCATTTTGCAATGCGTCAGTTTCAGCTTTAAATTGGGCAATCTTTGTTTTATTATTAGAGTTTTCAGCCGCTTCCAATTGTTTAATTTTGGCATCAGCTAATTTTTGTATTTCCTTACCTTGTTTGTAGGCGGCATCGTAAGCGGCCAGTAACTTTGTTGATTCTTTTGCTAAATCTCCCATTGATATTTCTGGTATACTTTTTTTTGGATCTATTACGAACGCCATCTCCTCAGGAGTTAATTCACCTCCCCATGCTGTTGTGTTTGCTGCTCTTTCAACCATTTTAGTAACTGTTGCTTCAGTAACAGTAGGTTGAGCCTTGAGTGCGTCAGCGTTGGCTTGTAGATTAGCAAGCTGGGCGGTACTAGCAGCAACTGCGTCTTTTGCTGCGGACTGGCGCGCTTTAATTGCTTCGATTTCGGCTTTCAGTTGATCAACTGTATTGGCTGTAGGGCTAATAGTAGGGTTGCCGGTTACTGCTGGAGCAACACTGGGGACAACAGTAGTATCTCCAGTAGTAATTACTCCCGAACTATCAGGGTTACTAGGAGCGATATTCTGAGATGAAGCTGAATTTTTGATAGGAGCGCCTATCACAATCGTACTTGTGCCAATTTTCATATTACTTTCAGTTTTATTCGCAATGTTGTCACTATTATCAGAATGTAAGTTATTGATTTTTGATGATAAATCTGAAATTTTATTTTTGAATTTATTTAATTCGGCAAAATAATTTTCTTGACCCTGAGCAATTATTTTATCGTATTCTACTGTCGCTTGCTCACTAGTTATATTCATCACACTTGCAATTGTCGCTATCTTTTTATCTTTAGACGAATCCGAATTTAAAAAATTATTTCCGGAATACTTCCAATAAACTTCTTCAAGCCTGTCTGTGACAGGGTATTTTTTATCTTCGTTGACCGCAGCCCAATGTTTTTTAGTCTCGTTCTCAATGCTATTATAACTAGAAACAGCCCCATTAAGATCGTTGTTAAATATAGTTTGTTGTTCTCGGTTGGCAGTTATCTGATCTTTTATATGCGCAGAATTTATAAGTATTTCGCCAAGTTTTTGACTTTTTATTATTTCCAACATGACTGCATTTATGGTTACATCGCCCTGGATTCCGTAAACGGCGGCTCCAAACTCTCTATTATTTTGAATATATTCTGCGGTATATAAATTAGAATTTGTGTTTATGTCTAAAGATAAATCATTCAGCTTACTACTAGTCTTATCTATTTTTGCTATATTGGATGCAATAGTTGTCTGAACACCTTGAACAAACTTTAACGCATTATTGCCCTCTTCAAGTCTTGCCTTTGCATCTTGCTCAGCGAGGGCGAAGGCATCATCTGGAGATTTTCCTTGTTGAATAGCAAATATATAAAAATTACTACCACGAATGTAATCGCCATCAGCTATTTGATACGCTGTGGGTGTACTTGCATCTATTTGGGCATAATATTGGTCTGCGGTCACCTTTTGACTATTCAAATTATTCTTAAATGTAATAAGGGAAGCTATTTCCGTTTGTATTTCTTGTAAAGAATCAGCTTTGGCGCCTTCTACTGGACTAGCTAATGCTCCAGTAGGTAGAACTGTGGGGAACTGGGCTAGATCGTTGGCACTGCCATACCCAGTGCCCGGCGGTAACCCCGTTGCTGGTACAGGTGCTAGCACAGGCGGTAATAAGACCACTGGCGCTGTAGGGATTTCTTCTAAATTATTTTTTGAAAATTGATTAGTGTAAATTCCAAACCCGCCATTAGAATAATAAGATGCTAGATCGCTTGATATTTCTCTTGATGATGCCGCAATTCTTAAACCGGTGGCTAACATGCTATAACCTTCAGCTCCTCTTTGTTCAGGACTTTGTTTATCGTAATTTTTAGATAGGGTTGCTGCCTGTAATATAGCCGATAAATAATTTCCTTGTGCAACAGATCCATCGGCGCCAAATATATCTTCAAAACCTGCTATTAGTCCACCCTGCCCAAGTAGCGATGCTGCCCCCAGTCCACTTATACTCAATGGGCTAGGCTCAGTATCATAAAATGCTTCTGCAAATACTCCAGAGTCACTGCCCTTGCCAATTCTCCCATCATTATATAATACGCTTTCGTAAACCACTGTCATTTTATTTTTCATGACTTTTGAGCTGTCACTTTGACTAACTTCGTCATGATCCCAGCTGGTAATTTTAGGATTAATCAAAGTCATTTGTGTAAATTTTTGTTGATGTAAAATAAAAACATCTATGCTTTTAAAAAATGGCAAACTTTGATTATTATCCAAACCATATGGATATGTTTTTTCTCCATATTTGTTATTGGTAAATGCCTCTGGAAATTTAGTTAATTGTTGTGTTGCTGTACGTTTAGATCCAGGTTTGAATATTCCTCCAAATAATTTTTCGCCTAAACTTATTTGACTAGGTTTTACTTGAGCAACGTCGTCTTTACCACCATATATACTATCTGTATAGTAATATCTATAATAATTTTTCCAAAGTCCATTGGTAATTTCACTGTTATCGTCGTGAAATTCTAAAGTAACCGGGTCATAAGTTATTTTAGTTTGTACTTGGGTTTTTCTATTATACTGATTCATCTCCTCAGTTTTAATTTTAAACCTAGGTAATGAAAAACTTTTAACCAATAATCCAACTTCTCTAACTCCAGATTTTAACCAACTTGGATCTCTTATTACTTTCTCATTAAAATTGAATGCTACAAAATATAAATGATTAAATTTTGGGGCGCGAGCATAACTACCTTCAACATATAATTTTGTTGCATGAGTATAATTTTTCATGTTGGGGCCGCCGGCGCCCGCTAATCCTTCACCAACACCACTCAAAAAATCATTGAAAGCTTTGTTCATATAATTATTTATCCAACAAAAAACCGGGCATTACCCGGTCTATTGTTTTGCGGAATTTAAGATTAGCCGCCTAATGCTGATGTACGTACAGTACGTCCAACACTTTGTCCTAAGCCAGAAGCATTACCAGTACCGTCAACTTGTAGTGCATTATCGTAGCAAATTGTTAAAGAAATATCTAACGGATCGGTTGCACTGGAATAATCACCACCTTGATATGTTACTTGTTTAATCCAGGAACCATCTAGTTGGAATGTTTCTAAAACTCCCACAGCAGTAGCACCATTGCCGCCATCTAATATCTCAATAATGGTTTGGAATTTATAGTCAATTCCAGATGCTGCACTTGCTTGTTCAAAGAAATCAAATTGTTTCTGCATCTGTTCTGCAACTTTATTAGAAACTGCATTTGAAACATCATCGCGTAGAGTAAGTTTAATATCCTGAAAGCTATGTTTTCCTGCTAATTTAACTGTGCTGTTGTAAACTGCTAATTTAATTTCCTCAAAACTAATTTCTGGACGAGTTACATTCATAACCTGTTTAGTTAGTTCCGTGGTAGGAGTTCCTGCTACCCCAAATCCTATTAGCGTTACTCTAAAACGAAACTTTAATTTTGGCATTAACAACCCTTGAGCACTTGCGCTCTGATTAGTTGATAATGGAACTGTAAAATTACTTAAACTTGAAACTGCCATTTTATTCTTCCTTGATTAATTAGTTGAACCTGGGAAACCTGCTCCCAAATTTCCAGATGCAATTGCACCAGTGTTAAGTAAACGCAATGGAATGTAAATAAACTCCACTGCCTTAACTGGCTCAATCGCAATATCTACATATAATTCGCTTCGATCAATTCTTGCCGGAGTGTTATTTGAAGTGTCGCATACTACCACAAAGTCGTTCAATGCTCGTTGACCAACTAGTTCCAGTAGTAGACTTTCTACAGCTCCTCGAATCTCATTACGTGTTTGTGTATCATTAGGTTCAAACAAATAAGGCTTTGATAATACACTTAGTTGTCTACGTAAGTAAGCTACTAGTCTAGCAACGTTAATTCTATCTAAAGAACTTGCTGCCGCTGCCCTTGTGTATTGTCCCATGTTGATTGTACCAACCCCTGTCATAGTAGCCAATGGATTAAGTTTAATCTGTGAGCAAACATCACGCAATCCTTGATATAGACTTACTTTTTGGAATTCACCCATGTCATTAATGTAACCTACAGAAGTAGCATTAATAATGCCACCTCTACGTAATCCTGCAGGGGCAAACCACTCATAACTTAAACTGTCACTGTTAACGATAGTATTCAACATCATGTGACTTGGAGGGACCACAATACTTTTTCCTACATTATCAGTTGTATAACCACTTGGATAGAACAATGCTAGATAACTGTCACTAGTAACTGCTCCAACTTCGCCATTATCCAAAGCATTGTGTGAGTTATTGGCCCAAGCAGTCAATGCTGTGCCAGTTGGTTCTAAACGGAATGGTGTGTCACCTAATACAAATGCTGTTTGACCAATATCTGTATTAAAATTAACCAAATTAGCAATTGTTTCTGCATAGCCAGGGCAAGCAATTAAATTAAATCTTAATGTTTCAGTGTCGCGTATTGCATTATTAGTATTAATCAATGCCTTAAATGCTTGAACAACTTGAGCACGTTGAGAATAACGGCCAAAAATTCCTGAACCATCTTCATTAACGTTATGTACAGAAACCCAACGATCGGCAAAGTATCCGCTCATGCTTACGTTAGACATCCTTGGGTTTGTTCCCATTTTGTCAATATATGCTGAGTGATATTGTTTAACATTATTGCCACTTCTACGTGTATTCCATAAACGTGTGCCACGAGGATACAGTGCAGGATCTGGAGCATCTGGATCTACATAATCATATGTTAATAATTTTTGTGTAGAATCAGGAACTACATCGTCGCCCGCTCCACTCCAGCGTGCATCAGCAAAAACCCAACCATTTGGACTATGTTGATCAGTAGGATCTTGTTTAACCCATTCAGTTGCAACATTATCCCAGACATAAATGTCTTGACCATAATGATCTGGATTAGCAGTACTGATCCAGATATCACCAGTTGCTAAATTTCCACCATCGCTGTGTCCACCAATTTTAGTAGGCTCAGTTGCGGAAATAATAGGACCGTTTGGGTCAGTTGATGGGAACGCTGTTTTATAACCAATCCAATTAGTACCATTGTGATACATAATATCTACTGATTTAATATCACTGTCAAACCATAGTGTACCGTCTTTAGGAGCAGTCGATGGAGTTGCAGTAGTTGCATCATACATCAATGGCATCCAACTGGTTGCAATAAAGTTAAAGTAACGACCATCAAAATCAGCAAGTGGGGCTCTATATAAATTTGTAGTGCCCTGAGCCATCATAGTTGACGGGGTATAAATGTAGGGATTAAATCCTAATGATGTTAAAATATTTGTAGTACCATTTGCTAATTCAAAATTTCCACCAGTTGTATGTGTAATTGTTAGCTTATTGGTAGTTGCATCAAATGTAGAAACTATATTAGTCAATCCAGCGGCACTGATTGCTGCTGGAACGTTTGCTGCTACAGGATTAATTGGATCACCTGACACAGCAATTGCTATGGTTGATCCCCATATATTACTACCCGCTGTAGTTTGTCTAATATAAAATGTTGACTGAGTTGAAGTACTGAAAGTTGATGCGTCACTAGTGATGCTAGTTGTTCCAGATCCATTATATCTCCAAACACAGAACTGGGCCGTAGCATTAGTAGCGGTCGTAAGTCCATAATGATTAGGATCTGCTTCTACAAATAATGTACCTGTTGCAATGTTCTTACCACCTCCAGCAGAATCGTAAGCATAAAGAGCATCTTTAGAACTAGTATACACTGGTGCAAGTTTAGTAGTCCACTGATTGGTAGAGCCGTTGTAATATTTTACATTCCAGTTAGAACCATTACCAGGAGTTGTTGTTTTAATCCAAACACTGCCTGTTATTGCAGGTGTTGCGCCGCCCCTGGTAAAGTCTGGATAATCAGTATGCGGAGACATTTTTACTTTTTTACCGCCATCAAATCCGCCGGCTACAGGAACCCATGCATTTGTTGCAGCAATTGTTTTATACCAAACTGCATTTGATATGCCTTCCCATCCGTTATTCATTGTGGCACGCATTGCAAAATTGCCTTGTTGCCCAAAAGAATCAGCAGGAGCAGTACCAAGAGTATTCATTGCAGTATCTTGATTTTCATCATTAATAATTAACGGAGTTACCAGCGTAAATTGATTAGTTACAGTTGACCAAACATTAATACCAAATTTACTTTGTGCAGGATTGATCCAATATGACCCTGCTTCTGGAACACCAGTAGGCACCGTAGATGTGGGTTTTAGTTGATTTAAATCCAAATCAGCACGTACAACATATGCTCTAGAACTGATACCTAATAAACTGTAGGCTGCTTGCAGTCCATATTCATTTCTTTCATCTCCATGAATTGGATTTCCAGAAGTGTCTGATTGGAATGTTGGCGTACCAAAAGTATTTGTTAAATCACGTTGACTTGTGATAACATATACTGCTCCTGCATTTTGTTTTAATGTGCCTTGAGCAGTTCCAGTTGCAGAAACATTGGATTTATTTTCAGCCGATGCAACAAAAATAAGAGGTGTGCTTCCAGGCGCAGCGGGAGTATAAAAACTCTCATCGATAATTTTAACTTGGATTCCTGGTGAACTTAGATTGGCCATGAGTAAAATCTCCTTAGTGGATTACTTTGTTTTATTTAGCAGTAAAACCAAAAAATTAGCGGTTAAATACTATTACAAAAGGGCACTAAAAGGGCGGATATGAGAAATTTATGTAAAGAATGTGGCCAACGACCAGTAGCAATTAACTACTACAAGGAAGGCATGGCGTTTTATAGGTCCAAGTGCGACCATTGTAGCCGAGGAAGGATACAAGAAAAACCACTATGGGAGCAGGCAGGTTATAAGAAAAAATTAATTTGTGAAAAATGTAATTTCACATCAAAGTTTTCTGAACAGTTTAACGTATTCTATGTTGACGGAAATTTAAAAAATCATCGACATATAAATTTAAAGACTGTATGCGCTAACTGTCAACGCATACTGCACAAGGAAGGTGTTAAATGGCGTCAGGGAGATTTGGTACCAGACCTTTAATCTGCAGAAATAAATCATCTATACTGCTGTTATTGTCTAGCACATGATCAAATTTAGTGCCAACCCAAGCAGTTTCACTGGCATGAATTCCTAATTTTTGAATCCGTGTTTTTGCAATCATATAGTTAGAGCATCGGTCGCCTGCATTCATATCTGCTGCATCTTGATACCAAGTGGGTTCGTCTCCCCGTCTAACTCTTATTACCATGCCACCAGCATTACGAATGCTTTTAATTTCGTTGGGAAATCTACAATCACTAATTACAATATTATCACTGCTGTATAAGAGCTTATGTTCTAAACTAGCAATCCAGATATCATCATGAAAACCTTTGCGGCAAACTTCTGTACCCCAATATTGTAATACCCAACGCGGGGTAAGATTAGGTATACCTAATCGCTCTGCCCACCAGGTGTCTACTTTTTCGCGCCATTCACGTGCTTGGGTTGTACGGCCTTCAAGCATAGTTCGATCCCACCCAAATACTTGAGCTACGCAATCTTTAAGACTATTTGCAAAACTTTCCCTACGAAATCCGTGATAGTTGGTTAGATAATCAGCAATGGTATCTTTACCTGAGCCAATAAACCCGCAAACTCCTATAATCATAACATCTCCTGAGTAATAATAGTTTATTGCAATAGTATTACAATGTCAAGGATTTGTTTTTAACAAATCTTCCAAGAAACAATAGTCGTCAAAATGACACGTTTTAGTATCTACTAAACAATAAAAGGATGGATCATTTAATCTAATCCAATATTCCATTGCCCATCTATAGCTTGGACCGTCTGGATGAAATACAGGATTTTCCATATAATGCTGTGAAAGTAGGGGATTAGGCAAATTGCGTACATGACTTGATTTAGACCACCAAAAGTTACCACTGGTCATAAGTGTTTCGGTTTCTGGTGTGCCGTCTTTAATCCCTATTACATCTGCGCCCTGTAAATGTGCAACAGCATTTACCCATTTTGTAATGCAATAATAGTTTAATATATCTCGCCAGTTTGCAACGGGCGCTGATGAACTTATTACACCTTTACCATGGATATAAAGAACATCAATATCAACTTGATTACACCTGTCCCAAAGCAATTTTAATGTCTGCCCTTCACATAAATTAACATCGCCGCTATCTCTAATTTCTAATATGTTGACAAAGGGATATCTTAAATTGATATATTCCCTAACTTTATCTTCAAAACTAATTCCAATATGTTTTTCTTTATTTTTTGTAAACGATATAGTAGGCGAATGTATGAATGCCCAGTATTTTGGCATAGTAATAGCCATATTGATTTTGGCAATAGATGAAAGTTGACTATCTCTAATTAAAGATAATTGTAAATCTATTAACCAAGGCCAATGACACGCCCTAATATCTGATGGTATTAATACGTGATAAAAAACTTCAATTTGACGCATAAATGAAGTTTACAGTAAAAGTTCCTGCAAGTCAACCTTTATCCAGTTACCCAAGTTAGCGGGGTGCCGCCCTCTTTGTAATTAATTAAATCTTGCTCTAAAATTTCCATTTCAGCTTTGCCTTCAGTTTTCAAGGTGGTGCCGTTTAACTGTGTTCCTCCCTGAGGACTAGCAATGGTTCCAAATTTTTCTCTAGCTTCGCCTAAAATTACCTTAGCATTGGCCAGTGCGTAGTCTTTAATCCATTGCCCTGCATAGACATCATCTAGTAGATTAAAATCTGGACGATAATTATACATCCAAACTAAAACTTCTTCGCCTGATCTGGGACGTTGCATTATATTCAAAACTTTACTAGTTTTATTGTAGGTAAAATTGATCTCACCTCCAAACATTTTTCCAACTTGTTTTTGATAGCTGGCAAATGCGTAATAAGTTGCTAGTCCGCCCATATTAGTAGAGGCTAAAAGATATGTATTACTGTAGGCTAAATTAAATGGCTCAAATAAGCTGCCTCCATCTCCACCTCCAGTTCTGCTGCCAATACTTCTACGAAATAATTGTCTAACTTCCACAACTTCTTTGGGCATTACATAATCGTTAGTGTCTGTGTTTAAGGTTAAAAATCCAAAACTTTCTTCTACAGCATTACTACTGCGTTGACGATATTTTGCTAATGATTTGTCAATTGCAACATTATAATGAACGGGGTCTAATTCCACGTCAATCATACCACTACCTAGGAAGGTTTTAACGTATTCTATAATTATGTGTCGGGCGTTTTCGGTATCAGTCATATGATTATTTAGTTAAATACAGTACTATGCCTAGACTCTCAATGTACCGTCCTGAAAAGGGCAATGATTTTAAATTTATAGATCGTGTAATTAACGAGCAATTCCAAGTGGGCGGGACTGATATCTATATTCACAAATATTTAGGCCCCCTTAGTCCCGATGAAGTCGGGGGCGAATCCTCACCTTCACAGCCTAACACTAGTGGAAATCTTATTCCTGAGTTAGGAATTCAAGATGTTTTATTGATGGAAAATAGGGATAGAAAATATGATCCAGATGTTTATGTAATTCGTGGAATTTATACCATGCAAGATTTAGATTTTAATCTTACACAATTTGGTATTATGTTGAACACTGACAATATTATGATACATTTTCACATTAAAAGCAGTGTTGATGCATTAAGTCGAAAACTTATGGCAGGGGATGTTTTAGAATTGCCGCATTTACAAGACGAATACGGGTTAGATCAAGATAATATTCGAGCATTAAAAAGATTTTACGTAGTGCAAGAAGTAACTAGGCCAGCAGCAGGATTTAGTCCTACATGGTATCCACATTTATTAAAAGCCAAATGTTCGCCATTAGTTGATAGTCAAGAATTTAAAGAAATTTTAGATGTTGACAGCGGTAACGGCAACGGCAGTACACTCAGAGATTTACTTAGCACATATTCTAAAAGCATTGAAATTAATAATCAAATTATTGCACAAGCCGAACTTGATGCTCCACAAAGTGGGTATGACACCAAAGCGTTATATGTGCTGCCATTGAAGGATGATGCATTAATAGATATTGCCGATGTATCTAATAATAATATTGATGTTAGCATTGAAAATTCAAATTATGATGCCAGCATAGTATTACAAAGTCCATCTAGAGATATGTATGTAGGATATTTGACTGGTGACGGAGTTCCGCCAAATGGCATTCCTTTTGGACAAGGTATTGAATTTCCTAGATCCGCAGTTAATGGTCAATTTTATTTAAGAACTGACTATTTGCCTAATAGATTGTTTAGATACAATGGACAACATTGGAAAATGTTTGAGGAAAAAGTTAGGATGACCATGGATAATACTGGTGCTAATGATTATGCAGCCATAACGATGGGCGCACAAGTTAGGAAAACTCAAAAAACTGGATTTATTAACAACAATTCAACTTCAACTATTGCTGGTAAAATTGTAAATCAAAAACAAGCATTAAGTAAAGCACTAAAACCTAAAGCAGATAATTAATATGTCAGATTATTTTTATGACGGACAAATACGAAGATACGTGACTCAATTTATAAGAGTCATGAGCAACTTTAGCTATAAAGATGGCAAGGGTAACCTAATTCAAATCCCAGTCAGATATGGCGACTTAACTAGGCAAACAGCCCAAGTATTAAAGAAAGGTAGTGAAAATGTACTATCATCTGCACCGTTTATTGCTTGTTATATAAAAGATTTTAAATACGATCGTAGCAGATTACAAGATCCCACATTTGTCAGTAAAGTTAATATTAGAGAACGTGATGTTGACGCTAACGGAAATTTACTTAATACTCAAGGTGCCAATTATACTGTAGAACGTATAATGCCTAGTCCATATAAAATAAATTTTTCTGCAGATATATGGACTACAAATAGCGATCAAAAATTTCAAATTGTAGAACAAATTGCTTACATTTTTAATCCTGCTTTGGATTTACAAACTACAGACAACTATATTGATTGGACTAGTCTAAGTATGTTAACTCTTACTGATCAAGGTCAGTGGAGTACTAGGACAGTCCCGCAAGGTCTAGATGAAAATTTAGAAATATCTAGTTTAGTATTTGAGGCCCCAGTTTGGATTACTCCTCCAGCTAAAGTTAAACAAATGAATGTAATTACTAAAATTATTAGTAATGTATTTTTACCTATAAACAGTGATACGGCACTTGATGATTTACGATCTGGATATGCTGCACAGATATTTACAGAACCTACAACTAATGTTATAATTACTCCTAATAATTTTAACCTTTTGGTATTAAACGGTGTTGCAACATTAGAATCTGTATCTTATTCATCTCAAGGTGATGACGTTAATCAACCACCAGTCTCTTGGCTGTCTATTTTAGACAAATATCCAGGAAAATTTACAGCAAGATTAAGTCAAATACGGTTAACTACGCCCAGTGGTAGTGAAATAGTAGCGTTTATAACACTTGATGCTAATGATGAAACAAAAATGTTGTTAAATTTTGATGTAGATACTATTCCTGGTAATACCTTAATCAATGGCAGGGGATCTGTAGATGCAATTATTAATCCTGATACTTTTAATCCTAGTAGTAAAGTTGCCAATACGCGATATTTAATATTAGAAGATATAAATCCTGATCATGCACTACCAAATTATAGCGGCCCCGCTGCTTGGAAGAATAGTACTGGAACTGATTTTGTGGCATATGCTAACGATATAATTGAATGGGATGGCGAACAATGGTCAATTATATTCAATTCTGCAACGGTTACTGACACTACCTATATAACTAATTCATATACGGGTATACAATACAAGTGGGACGATGGGCATTGGAGCAAGAGTTTTGAGGGATTATATAATAATTGGTCATGGCGGTTAGTACTTTAAATCAAATTATATGTAGTGGCGGATTATTCTTAGCTGAAGATACTCAACGATTTTTATTGCTAATGCGCACCCATGAAAAAACTTTAGGTACATGGGGACTAGTGGGTGGCAAAAAAGAACCATCTGATACCACAGTTGTAGATTCTTTACATAGAGAAATTCAAGAAGAAATAGGTTTTAAACCTAAAATAAAAAAAATTATTCCACTAGAATTGTTTACTTCTAATGATAATAATTTTCAATATAACACATACGTGCTGATTGTTGAAAAAGAATTTATTCCTATATTAAATTCTGAACATAATGGATATGCTTGGTGCAATTATGATTGCTGGCCAAAACCACTTCATCAAGGCGTAAAAAATAGCCTTAACAATAAAGTCGTTAAGGCCAAATTAGAAGTGTTATTAGATATTTTTAAAACTAATTAAGAACTTTATCAGACAAAGGACCCTGCGGTTTGTCTTTTACTTGTGGCTGAATTTGTTGTACAAGTTCATCAATTATTTTACGACTAATTTTATGTGGTAATTCTTCCAAACCTGTCATTATAATATTAAATGTTTGAGCATCAACTGTAAGTGTAAGTTTTTCCATAAGTATTCCTTAATTTAACAGTACTTATACCTATAAAAAAATTATTGTGGCGTTTCTGGATTAATAACATCTTCAGGTGGTGCCCAAGGTAATGGAGCATTATGCACTACATTATGCTGTATATCTAAATCTTTAAAAATTTGTCCCATAATGTGGTCAGCGTAAGACCCTGTTACTTGATCCTGAATCCAAGATAACACATCAGCTTCTTGTAAATTTTGAAATTCAATAAACTCAGTTTGCCCAGCAGTGTTAAATGGAGTTGCCCCATCAAACTGTGCTGTTTTATTTTGAGTATCTACACCAATTATATTCCAAAAAGTTTGTACTACTGCGTTTTCAAATCCGTTTTCTTTTTTGGTATTTAATCGGGTTATTTTCCAAGAATATGTAATATACGAAGGTGTACCATCACTATAAACTACTGGTTGTGTTTCTGGAATACTAGTTGTCATTTTATTCTCCTAATTTTATTTATTGCCCTTGAGCATATTTAATTCTGCTTTTAAGTCATCAAGTTCTTTCTTAAGATCTTTGATTGCTTCGATAAAAATGCCTGCCATATTTCCGTAAGCGACAGATAACTCATCATTAGTTCCAGAACTTTTTACTACTTCTGGAAATATTTCTTGTACTTCTTGAGCAATAACACCCGTTTGTCTATGATCAACATCTTCGGGTTGTGGATCAATTCTATAATAAGTAACACCTCTAAGTTTTAAAACTGTACCTAAGGCATTTTCAATAGTGGCAATATCACGTTTTTTACGCTTATCTGAATACGCATATACGTTGTCACTGGCAGCAAGCGATCCTTTTACAAATACAGAATAAGCCATTGCAGTTGCAGTTATACCAAAACTTTGATCAGCATCACTATCAGTTGCCGGATTTAATATCATTTTAGGGTTACTGGTATTTCCATTTACAACTAACCACCAATAACCAGAGCCGCCGCTAGCACTGCCTGTCGAGTGTAAACCAAATCTACTGCTACCCCATTTTTTAATAAATTCAGCAGATATTGTGCCGCTTTGCGATGATATTGAATATCCAGAAAAATTTCCAATATTAAGACCAAGTCCGTATCCTTGAGTAGCAACAGTTCCGTAAACACTATTTGCAAATCCCCCATCAAGATTTTGATCAATGCTGATTAATGATCTATTACTTGGAAAGCCAAATTTGGCGGCGCCAACTACAAAAAATCCTCCATCAGAATTTACCGTATTAAGATTTGAAGAACCGGCTGGGGTTAGATAATAGCCAGGGTTATCCCTTCCATATAAAGAATTTGCATTTATTCTATCGCCTGAATTTGTTATTATTTTACTTGACCCAATCCAAATATTAATATTTGTAGCACCTAGATATCCATTTTGTCCTTCGCGTGGACTTGCAGCAGGAGTTGTTGAAACTGCATCAAATTTAAATCCTGTTGCAGCACCGTCAGTAAATGGGCCAATTCCTCCAGCGCCTTGTCCAGCTGTAACTGTAAACCAAGGCATTACAAATCTAGCTAAGACACTATTGGTAGCATCATAATCAGAAGTCCATACAGATTTTACAATTATTCTGTTTAATGACGGGGTATTAGTTAAGGTTATATTGCTAAATGTTGGACTATCAGTTGTCCTTACATATTGATTCATGTTAGCCGCATAAAAATCTGTAACAATGTTAAGCACTCTTGTCCAGTTAGACCATCCACTACTAGAATTTCGTAGTGTCCTAAAATATAATCCGGTTGCATTTGAATTGACATCAGGAACGTAGTAAGCAGCAATTTCTGCAGATCCGTTAGTGCCTTGGCCAAATCCAACCCCTGCAAAATATGGATTGGTTGATCCTGTTGGACTATTTGGACTTGCAGCAGTTACCCAAGTATACAACCCTTGTCTATAAGCATTTCTTACGGTTGCTGCATATATATTACTATCACTTACACTAGGGTATACCCATTCAGAAGATCCTAATTTAGGCAAATTAGGTGCTTCTGGCGTTCCAGTAGCAGGTGCTGCACTCAACCAACCTTGAATATCATTGTTAACATTAATTGTTTTAAAATTTGATGTCCCACTAGGAATTACCAAATAGCTAGTGTTCCCAGCATCAATTAATTTTGCAGCATATATGGTATATTGTTGTGCATAATTTGTTGCACCCGTTGTAAATACTTCTGCCCAGCTTGTCCAACTAGCACCTATACCACCAATAACTCCTTGACCTCTATAAAACATTCTGGTAAAGTTTGCGGCACTGCCTGTCATTGGTATGACAATTTGACTGCCATACTGGGTACCATCCCCTGCACCCCCCCTATGACGTGCTTGATATAGTGTATACCAATAACTGCCAATAGGGGTATTTGCGTTAGCACTTAAAGATCCTATATAAGAATATTTTGTAAAAAGTGAAGCATTAAGATCAATTCCAACATCAACGGTTCCTATATTAGTATGTGCGTATGATAGATATGGACTAGTAACATCATCAGGACTTAGAGTTAATACATCATATGCTGTGGTAGAAGTAGGGCCAACTTTTAATGCATATAGATATGATTGTGATGATGGAGATAGGTAATAATATTTGGCTGCGTCTGGAGGATTAGTATAATATCTTGGTGCGTATATGTTACTGCCAAATGTAGTTTCATTATTTGATAATGCAATAGTAATTGCGGTGCCGGTTTGATTAGAAATGGCAAGTTGACCAGTCCATGCTGGATTTACTCCAGGTAATGGGAATACTTGAATATTCCATTGACCAGTAATATTTCCAGCGCCTGATTGATCAGTTGCTAGGCTAATGTCTGCAATACCGTCATTGGCTCTTGGCAACCTAATATTTTCATTGTAACTATTACCGCTAGTATTAACAAACTGTACAGTACCAAATGCTTTTAAATTAGAAATTACCGTATTTCTACTGGGTTTTACATAATAATTAGCGTTGTCTACGTCGTACCAGGATGTGCCACCCAAATACAATCCGTTACCAGTGCTTGGTAATAAACTAATATTAGATCCATATATCTCAAGTGGAGAGTAGACTCCTGACGTCCTATCAATTGAATAAATTAATCCAGTGACTCCCGATACACCAACTTCAACTCCAATTCCACTGTATCTAGTTGCTGCAATATTAGGAACATCTTTCCATCCAGTAAATCTTCCCTGTCCTTGTGTAAGTACATCACCAGCAAAAGTTGCTGTATATAAATTAGAAGTAACCGATGGTGCTAGATAGTATGCTGTATTATTGGTATCATAAACAATTTTAGTTGTTATATTACCATATGTGGTGATGTTTTTGTTTACATCCCAATTTAACAATCGATTAGCAAAACCAGATGCTCCGCCCCTTGACCCCAACAAACTTATATTGTAAAGAGTAACGGCAGAAGCTCCGTTACCTACAATGGTCAATCTAAAATATGCTCCAGTTACAGTACCCTGAGTTCTAAGATAATGATATCCTGAAACACCAGTAGTACCTATACTCGTGTTGTTTACATGAGTCGTCCACGGACCACCTGAAGATGTAGCACTTTCAATAATTATAGATAATGGAGTTGTTCCAGAAACGGCAGTGATGAATAAAGCATCCCATGTTCTATTACTAAATGCTGCCCACGTAAATCTAACGCTTTGTTTACTAACACCAGAGGGTAATACGTAGTTGCCAGTAGCCGCACTGTTAAGAGATTTTTGACTAGTGAATAGAGGCTTAACATCAGTTACGGCGTCTACTGTCCATGCAGTGCTTAATGAATTATAAGTTTCAACAGTTGTGGGAAAATTCCAAAGTAATAAATCTATTAAACTTCCTGAACCTAAAACGTAATCTGAACCAAATACTGCCGAAGTTTCAAATGTGTTGCCTGCCGTAAGAGCAAGTCCTGTGCCAGTATTTAAATACCAACCATATTGAACTGCGTTTAATGAACTTAATACGGATGTGCCTGTAAAATTTATTGTATATGCAGGATTGAAATCATTAACTATACTATTTGCAGATATAGCGCCACCAACAGTTAACCCATATGTGGGGTTGGCATTTGCATTAATACCAACAGTGCCTTCTCTAGAATTAATAGATCTACGCCATACGCTTGCACTTGCATAGGCTTTATCATAAAGTGAAAAATCTCCAACTACTGAATCTGAAACTCTAACAGCAAAGCCAGAAGTAGTACCTTTCATAACACTGAGTTGAGTGCTGCCTGTGCCATTGACTACTATGCCACCAATCATACCCATATCACCAGGTACCGTTGTTTGATTAAACGCCCAGGCTCCGTTGCCATTAATTGTTACAGTACGAGTGCTGGTTCCAATCCATAGTGTTGCTGCACCACTAGCATCAGTTTGCCAATTCCAATTATTCCAATATAATGTATTATAGTATGCATCAGAATTTGGAGTAACAATTTTTAATCCAGTTGCAGTGGTGACACTAGTAACTCCGCCGCCCAATACCATCGAGTTTATATATGAATAACTAGCGGGCTTAACATAATATCCAGAATTATTAACATCTGCAAATGTCACGGCTTGCACTGATGATGCGCCTGGATTTATTGCAGCTAATGTGCCTGCACTATTCATAGTGTACTGAGGTACACCGTTAAATCTCCAAGTTAGTGTGTAATCATCATTGATTGGTATATAGTTTGACCAAATGGTACTAGTATTAGTCATCCATTTATATCCAACTTCGCCCGTAGACCTTAATGGACGAGACGCAGAAATATAAGTTCCGCCGTTTGCTGCGGTAACAAGTACCACGTCAGTCCAAGTACCTGCCGTGCCTGCTACGGTAGCAGTGAACACACCTTTCAGAGTCAACTGATTTATAGTTGACGCTGCATTTGGATCTACAAAGTATGTATTATCATCGTAGTCAATTAATTTTGCAGCGTAAACATTTTTAGGATGTGTAATATTACCCAACGCATCAACGCTCATAAATGCCGTTGAAGTATTATAAAAATTTGTAGTATATGGTCCAAAATCTTGTTGGAATCTGTAATTACCACTAACAGAATTATATGTAATATCGCCTAAATCATTTGCACGTATACTGGCAGCTACAGTGTTTTGATTACCAAATCTCCAATATATGCCTGTACTTTGTCCAGTTTGATTGGCCAATGTTAAATGTGTAGTGGCAGTTGCACCAGTACTATCATTATTGTTTAATTTAATTAATACTGGATTAGTGAATGTTGAGGACGTTTGAACAGTAACTGCATTGTATGTGTTTAATATTGGATATATATTGCCGTTGTATATCCAAAGTGGTCCAGTGTTTGCTGTTCCGTTTGATATGTATCGATTATCAGTACCCCCTAAATATACGCCCCATAGATTATTATAACCTAGCGTGTCTGTATTCACGCCAGTTGCTAGTATAGTATGGTTAGTTGCTGAAGTAGTGGTGAGATCTAAATAAAAACTAGTATTGTTAGCATCAGAATAACTACCCTTAGATCTAAAAGATCCTCCAGCAATTATATTGCCAGTGGCGTTAAAATTTCCTAGTGGATCACTATAAAATAAATTGCTTGCTCTTTGTGAAGATCCTCCGGCATTGGTTACTTTTCCGAACCATAAATTACTGGAACTATCTAAACCTATTCCAGCAAATGGTATTGTAGCGCCACCTGTTTTATTATAAAGCCCGTAAAAAGTAGTAGTATTTGCACTGCTAATTCCTTGACGAGTTACTGATATAACACCCAATTGCAATTCTGCACCAGACGGAACTTCTGTTCCACGCAGTGTCAAATTTGTAATTTTGCTTAAAGTAGATGGTTTAACAAAATAATTATTATCTTGTGAATCAACAAACGAACCTGTTGCATAAGCATTGCCGCCTATCGTAATATTGCTACATACGGCGGCGCAGCCATATATTCTTGTTCCAGATTTTAATAGTGCCATAGTCTAATATTTACCATTTAATAAAGTGCATGTGGCACATTTATTTCATTTAATTCTCCAGATACCATCAAAGTTCCAGTTCTAGTTTCTCGTTTTCTAACAGCAAATATATTACCTACAGGAAAATCTGTACTAAAATTAGGAAAATTTCCAATAACCGCAAGACTATATGGACCATTATCTGTCAAATATGTTGTAGATGATGATGCTGAAAATAATATTGAAGTTTTTGGTATAACTGGTAATGCCACCGTTGGAGTAAATGAAACAGTACTTGTAGTGTTATACAATGCATCTTTAGTGATTCTAAAATCAGTAATGAGTCCACTAAATTGTTGTATTTGGTTATTGATACCCAACGTTTGGAGGTTAGTATACGCACCTATTGTAAGTGCTGTACTGGTAGTGCTGCTATGATCAACGGGTGACGACAATTGTGCCGTTGCAGTTCTATTACCATTAATCATACCAATTAATGTATTTGAACGACATATGAGCGCAATATGATACCAGTTGTCTGAAATTACGGTTCCAATATTTATCTTAATAGATCTGCCAATGTTTGCTTGTATATTGCCACTACTATATTTTATTATGGTAATACATGATTCAATTATACCAGAATTTAAATCAAATATAGTTTGATCTGTTGCAAAATTTGTTGCATTAAATTTAATCCAGAATTCGATAGTCCACCACGGTGTAGTCAGTGTTGCTAAATTTAATGGGTCTGCATCAAGTGTAGTTCCGGGTACAATAAGATTTTGATTTGTTGTTCCGCTATTAAAAGATATACTACCATTTGGTATTGATAACGTGTAGTCATCCAATTCGTTTGCATAGTATGTAGCGGTGGTTCGTCCAAGAATACCTGGCCGAGCTAGACTTATGGTTGATGTAGTAACTTCGTCATATGTTCCATTTAGTAACAACCGACCATCGTTGGTCAATCTCGATGTAATGTCGCCATAATTATATGTTAAAATTAAAACACCAGGAGCGCCGCCGCATTGAATGACTGGTAATCCACAGTAAGAACGACACGCGCCGCTGCCGCCGCCAAACCACTTACCAGCATATCCATAGCTGCCGCCACTACCGCCTTGCCAGCCTGGTACAACACTGTTTCCACCGTAGTAGGCGCCATTGCCGCCACCACCAAGAACGGAGCCTGTACCTCCATACGATCCAGTTACAAAGGTAGTTTTTCCATTTTTTGTATAATACGGCCATTGGCCAAGGCTACCAGAAAAAGACCCGCCTGCTCCACCAACTCCTTGTCCGACGCCATAGGAACCAAAACTTCCGCCCCCGCCGCCGCCGGCAAAGGCGCTACCAAAACCAGTTCCACCGCCGGCGGTACCGTGTGTACATCCTATATAGTATCCACGTACCCAGCCGCCGCCACGGCCAATTTGCCCGCCTACATATTGACCAGGTCGAAAATCTATACAATCATATCGAATATACCCGCCGCCACCGCCGCCCCCGCCAAATCTAACTTGTCTTGGACTACTACAATCATATTCTTTATAATCGCCAGCGCCGCCGCCGGCGCCCCACATTTCAACGCTATTCTTTAAACTGGGATTAAAATCTGAAGGAACAATGAAAGTTGAACCGGCATAATAATATGCTATTGTCATAGTTTATCCAAATACTGTATCAAGACTGCCGGTAGTGGGATTATAAAATTGATATACTTGACTAACTGTTGGGTTATTGAACGCGGTCCACCCTATTTTTTGAGCTGTGTAAATACTACCTTTTACACCAACTCCGCCCTCTATCCTCAGTGCTCCAGTACCAGCATCAGTAGAAGTGGTTTGATTAGTAATATAAAGTATATTTGGGAATTGATTCCCAATTAATGCTTGGTTTACACCTGCACTTCCATAATTAGGACCATAAGTAAATTGTCCGGTAGTTGAGTCAAAATAAACAATGTTAGTACCTGTATTAGGAGCTAATCCAACACTAAGTGCGCCGCCAATATTTAAACTACCACCAACAAATAAATTTTTACCTATTCCTGCACCGCCAGTAACTCGTAGTGCTCCAGTAGCAGTGCTACTAGCGTCACTATTATTGTATGTAGATATTATATCATCAGTTGTTACATTAGTAGTTGTTACAGTGGTTAGTTGTATTGTTAGTTTGTTAGCAGTAATATTACCACCAACAAACAAATCGCCGCCAACTCCAATTCCACCTGCGACTGTTAACGCTCCTGTAGTGGTTGAGGTTGATTTTGTTGTATCAGATAATATGGTGTTGCCACTACTAACTTGCAAACCATTAAAAAACACATGAGGACTTATAGAAAAGACCGTAGTAGGATTTGTGAAAAATCCCGGAGCACTAAAATTGCCACCAACATCTAAAATCTGGCCGATGCTAACTCCACCTGCCACATTCAAAGCATATGCACTGGTTGCAGTACTATTAACGGTTACTATGCCAGCGTTTGATATTGATAATGCGGGGGTAACGATAGTATTAGCAGAAACAACATTTACATTAGGTGTAAATTCCAAATCTCCAGTAAAATAATTAATACCTAAAGCAAATTTTCCAGGAGATGCAACATTTGGAAAATTGGCATTAATTGGACTTATAGTTATAAGTGGCTGGTACAGGGCACGCTTAACTATTCTTAATCGTGTGATATATCCAGTAAAAAAACTACCAGGACTTAACGCATATTTTGCACCAATCAATAATGGATACCCGCTGGTGAGCTGCAATCCAACAGATCCAACATTAGTAATTGTAGTTGAAGAATTAGGAACTCCATTGAGATAGAAATACATTTTGTTTGCATGGCGCATCAGTACCACATGATACCAAACGGTTGCTACAATAGGGGCAGTACTAACTGTTACACCTCCATTAGTTGTCCCGTTTCCAACTTGCCAATATAATGCTGAATTAACAAGATATAAAGAAAATAATGCTGACCAACCTGGTCCGCTTTGAGAATCAATCAAATATTTGGTACCAGTTGTATTAGATGCATTAAACCAAAATTCTACAGTCCAATTGGGTTGTCCGTATGATAAGTCTAATGGATCCCCAAATACTCCAGACCCAAGAACTTTCAACCATTGACTTGATGCTCCATTAAAAAATATACTGCCGCCGCCAACTGCTGGCGCTGCGGCGTTATATGTTGGCGGGCTAACACTGCTTGTAATTGTCCAATTTACAGGACTAGAATCAACTTTAGAGGTAGGAGAAGAGGCAACCGCTAGAGTTAGACTAGAGCTAGTTGTTACGTAATCTGGGCCTAAGCCAATACCATTTTGACGTGATATAATCCCATTTGTAACATTTAAATTATCACCAATGCCCACGCCGCCTTGTACTTGTAATGCTGCTGACCCCATTTCAAGACCATAAACATTTAGCATTTGGTTGGATACAGCATCAAAAGTTGAACTAGTTACATTGTAAGTAAGTATGGAATTGTTGGTACTATTACCCCTATTTGTAATAGTTTGTAGTGTACTGTTATTCCAAATTGTAATATTGCCAGTACTATCACTAACAACAGTATCAGTACCCGCAGTTATTACTGTTTTTAATACAAATGTATTGACTGTAGCACTGGTAAGTATTTGTGCTCCAGCAATATATGAAGTAGTATTAACAAATAATGGCCCGCCAATTCCAACACCCCCAGCAACTACCAGTGCTCCAGAACTAGTACCAGTTGACGCAGTTGTATTATTGATAAAAAATGTACTGGTAGTTCCCGTATTGGCGCCAACTAGTGAGCCATTTGAATAGATGCTACCTGCA